TACGGGCTTCATAAGCTCGTAATTCGTCCAGCGTCCAGCGGGGCATAATGCCAATCAGGTTTGTACGGGATCGGTTGCAGGCTGCTCCGACGCCTGCCGTTCCTTGTCAAGCAAACGCTGCTGGCGTGCTTCTCGCCGCATACGACGCATGGCGACAAGTTGCGAATAGTTTTCCAAATCTGCTTCCGTAACTGCATTTTTCCCTTCTGGTTGACCGAACTTTGACTTTTTCTTACGAGCCCTCCCGTCTTTCCAATAACTGTCCCGGTTGCGCTTCCTTGCACTTTCAGCGTGTTTCTCGCACATAACCCGACCGATAACGGAAGGCTTGCCACAAACTGTGCAAAGCTTGTTTCTTCGGCGGTACTCGATCCGCAGTAAAGGCGTGCTGAATTTAGGGACGCAAACAGGCTGATCGGCGGGCTGCTCGACCGGAGCCTCTGTAACATTAGTGGTATTTTCTTCCATGAAATCCTATTCTGTTCAGTTTTTAGGCGTTTCTTTGGGTATTTCACGCCAACGAATTGATTTAAGCACAATTTCAGTAAGTTGGCATGAAGTTTTTATTCTGTTTCGTCTTAAAGTTCATAATTAGAACGCGTTTTGAGTGAAAAAAAGTGAAACTTTCGCTAGACAGCGGCTTTGCGTTTGGTATTGTTGGCGCGTGTTCGATTCCTATTCTGAATTTCTGCATCGTAAAACCCATGTTGGATGCGAGTCTGGTTTTGATCCCATCTGGATTCCAGATTTCCTGTTCCCGTTTCAGCGGTCACTTGTTGAATGGGCGATTCGCAAAGGGCGATGCGCCATTTTCGCTGATTGCGGATTAGGCAAAACGCCAATGCAACTGGTGTGGGCGCAAAACGTGGTCCAAAAGACAAATAAGCCCGTTCTCATATTAACTCCACTTGCGGTCTGCGCTCAGACGGTGCGAGAGGCACACAAGTTCGGAATCGAAACCGCAATCTCACGGGATGGAACATTTGCTGGAAAGATCACCGTTGCGAACTATCAGCAACTTCACAAGTTCGATTGGTCACAGTTCTCAGGGGTAGTGTGCGACGAGTCAAGCATCCTGAAAAACTTTGATGGCGCAATCCGAAATGAAGTGACTGAATTCATGCGAAAGCTTCCATATCGGTTGCTTTGCACGGCCACCGCGTCACCGAACGATTACATCGAGCTGGGCACGAGCAGCGAGGCCATTGGTGAGCTTGGTTTTACTGACATGCTTTCTAGGTTTTTCAAAAAGTCAGAGAACACATACAGCCGAAGCGAAGAACTCAGGCACGGGTTATATCGTTTCCGAGGCCACGCAAAGCGCGATTTCTGGAGATGGGTTTGCTCGTGGGCAAGGGCTTGTCGCAAGCCGTCCGACCTTGGATTTGACGACAACGGCTACCAGCTTCCTCCGCTCGTCATGCGCGATCACATAATCACAGCGCGAACGAAGAACCCGGATTTCCTTTTTGACATGCCGGCAGTCGGGCTGGACGAGCAGCGCAAGGAGCGAAGGCGCACGATCAATGAACGATGCGAGATGGCAGCGTACCTGATTGCCGGCACAGAAAAGCCTGCCGTTGCGTGGTGCCACCTAAATGAAGAAGGGCACATGCTGGAAAAGCTCATACCCGGAGCGGTAGAAGTTGAAGGCAGCGACTCAGACGAGGAAAAGGAAGAAGCCTTTGAAGCTTTCGCGTTAGGTCAAGTCCGCGTGATTGTCAGCAAGCCAGTCATTGCAGGATTCGGCTTGAACTGGCAGCATTGCGCGCATCAAACCTTTTTCCCATCGCATTCATTCGAGCAATGGTATCAGGCAGTTCGCCGCTCGTGGAGATTTGGACAGAATAATCCCGTAACGGTTGACGTGATAACCAGCGAAGGCGAGGCGCGAGTCTTGGCCAACATGCAAAGGAAGTCAGACCAAGCGGATGAAATGTTTTCAAACCTTGTCGCGTTAATGCGCGATGAAATGAGGATTAAATCGGTCAACAAGCACACTCAACAATTGGAGATACCAACATGGCTGTAATTCATCAAACAATCACACTAAACTACGCACTATACAACGCCGACTGCGTTGATGTCTGCGCCTCGCTTCCTGACGGGAAGATTGATCTATCAATCTACTCGCCTCCGTTCTGCGGCCTTTATAACTACTCATCAAGCGAGCGCGACATGTCCAATTGCGCCAGCTACCAGGAGTTTTTCCAGAACTACGGATACCTAGTTTCCGAACTGGCAAGGCTCACAAAGCCGGGGAGAATTTCGGCCGTGCATTGCATGGATGTTCCAGGGCGAGGGAATGGTCCAACCGCGAAGATTGGGCGCGGCGCAAACGCTGGAGCCGGGCTGATTGATTTCCCTGGTGACATCATTCGATTGCACGAAGAACACGGATTCCACTTTGTCGGGAGACGCTTCATTTGGAAGGAGCCGCTTGGCGTCCGGTTGCGGACGATGGCTAAGGGGTTGGCTCACCAACAGATCGTTGAGGACTCGACGCTTTGCGACGTTGCAAGCGGCGACTACTTGCTGATATTCCGCCGCAACGGAGAAAATAAAGTTCCCGTTACGCACCCGACCGGGCTTCACAGCTACGCAGGGGAGCGAACTATCCCGCACGAGTTGCAGGAGTATCGAGGGCACAAAGGTAAGCAGACAGAAAACAGATTCTCGCACTGGATTTGGCGTCAATACGCAAGCTGCGTTTGGGACGACATCCGAATTGACCGCGTGCTGCCATACAAAGAGAGCAAGGCGGAGGACGATGAAAAGCACGTTCACCCGCTTCAACTTGACGTTATCGAGCGTGCGTGTGTTCTTTGGAGCAATCCTGGCGAGGTTGTGTTTACTCCTTTCATGGGAGTCGGTTCGGAGGTGTATGGCGCGGTAATCAATGGCCGCAAAGGTGTCGGAGTGGAGCTAAAGACCTCATACTACAACCAGGCAGTTCGCAACCTTAAAGTGGCAAAACTAGACCATGAAGAGCCAACTCTTTTTGCGGACAATACTGAAAACGAAACACTGGAAGTTCTTGGTTCTGTGCAACCTTCCAATCCAATATAGGTCTCCAATGCCTTTCGGAGTTCATCGGTTTCCCGCCGAGACGGTCACACGCTGTTTTCTTAACGAACCATGAGCACGATCCTAGTCCGCAGGGACACGAGTTTTAGGTTGCTGAACGCGCTAAGGCGGCATGATAAGTTGACTGCTCGCCAACTTTCTGAGATGACTGGCCTTCCTGAGTCTTTGGTGCATGGAAATCTCAAGACGTACGTTCGCCAAGGGATTTTAGGTGTTGAGTACAAGGGTTGCATGAGTCGCAATACGCGAAGAAAGCAATACGCATGGTGCGCAGGCGAGGCGGAAGTGAAGATGGCTTTTACGGACATCATCAAGCCCGAAAAGCCTGGCCGTTGTGCGTGCGGACAACTTGCATACCGTATTAAATGGGGTTCTCCGGTCTGCAAGGATTGCGACGCGATTGAATCTGATATGTGGGGGCATCGAATCACCAAGTTCATTCAGCGTTATCGTCCATTCCGTGATGACGATTCGCTACAAAAGTACGCTGATCCGTGTCGAGTGTATTCTGTTTAGGCTTACAGTATGATTAACAAAAACCTAAAATGAGCGAACGAACAAACATCAGTTGGTGCCATAGCTCGGCAAACCCTGGAATTGGGTGTGAAAAAGTGTCAGATGGTTGCAAAAACTGCTACGCGATGGTTGACACCCCAGCCAGAGTGCTGCGAGCAAGGGGCATTGAGACATGGGGAGCAAACGCGCATCGGTACGTGGTAAAGGGTTTTGAGGAAACAATGCTCTGCCTGAACCGCCGGCCGTGGGTGTGTGCTGCGTGCGGCAGCGGGCACGCCTCACAAAGCGTTCCAGAACCAGTTAAGCGCGGATCGGCAGGGGTTTGTTCAAAGTGTAAAAACCCCTCCTCGTTTCAACGCCGCCGGGTATTCGTTGGAAGCAACTGCGATATTCTTGACCCAGCATGGCACGGCGAGTGGCTGGCGAACACAATGGACGTAATACGGAGGTGTCCAGATATGACGA